GAAATCGCCCATCCCTTTTCAGGGACAGGCGATTCAGGGAGAAACAGGGAATTAGCTGAGGTCGAAGGCATGCTCGTCATTGGCGGCAGCCGACTGGTATTCCAGCTCCAGCTTGGACAGGATGGTAGCCACACGGCTCGGATCTTCGTTCAGCCAAGCGAGCAGTTCCTTTTCGGAAGCCTTGGCTTCTTTCAACGGGATGGCACCCAGCTTACGGCGTTGGCCGTTCTTGGCCGGGAGATAGAAGTTCAGGAAGCCCTGAGCCTTCCAGTTTTCGTTGTTGGTGGAAGTGGTTTGAGCGACAGCAGCAGAGGAATTGAAAGCCATGGGAGTTCTCCAGAATGGAAAGATGAGGGATAGGGGCAGGATTTGCCATTCATAGCGCGTAAGCGCCGCCTTTAAGTGCTTATTTTTGTTAGTTCAAGAACACTATCTTGGGTAACCCCGCCTCGAAAAGGAGGCGCATATTACTCAAAAGGGGCAGGGTAAAAGTGTGAAATATTTCACACTTTTTCAGGGTAAGAAAGGAGCATTTCCTAATATTCCAAGTGGGCATGGAGCCTATTGATTTAATTAGGAAATACCCTATAAGTAACCAAAGTAGTAGTGGCAACTACTTAGTTGACTTAGATCAATAAAACGCCTGTGCAATGCAGGCACTCAAAGGTTACTCGAAAGCGCAACCGTCATACATATTGATGAAATCACCCGCACACGAGATATCTACGATATCCAGAGTATTGCCCTCGGCAATACATGTGAGGTGATACATGGGATGCAGCAAGTGCATCGAAAGAAGTATGTTCATCAAAGGCTCCTTGGTTATTCGAAGGCACAGCCGTCGTATATGTTGAAGAAGTCCAACGCCTCGCCAATGAGGCAGTACGTATGGGCATCCAATGAAGCAAAGATGTATCCGTCATTGAGTACAGAGCCATCCAATTTGATATTCATGTTTGTTCCTTGGTTTAGAGGAAAGTGACATCAGCAGGACGAACATCACGCTGACCATCATCGAAGAGGACAGTCAGATAGCCTTTGGCAAAGGACTTCACCAGACCGACATGTCCATTAGGGTCTTTGCAGAAACAGAAAGAGAGGACTTTCATTGAAATCTCCTAGGGATTATCCGGAGGAAAGAGAATGGTGATGGCCACATGGATTGCAGCCATCAAAAGGTCGATGACTTTATCCATTTCAATACTGAACCGTCGGGATGTACAAATCCTTGAGGTCTGCCAGTACAGAGGATGCAGAGGTACCGATAGATTTGGCGTACTCCATGATCGGAGTAACCAATTCCTGATGACGGAGCGCATTGCTTTCCATGAAAGCAGCATACAGATTGAGAAGTTGAAAGAAGCTCATTTGAATCTCCTTAATGACAGAGAGGTTGAATGATGGAATTACCAGGACGATACGGATGGGTACACCAATTAGGTAAGTTGTATTCAAAGAGTTGAATCATGAATCCTACCCAGATACCAATGACCAGGAATACTACAACGATGAATAGTTTATCCATGAGACTTCTCCTATTTGAATAGAACCAGTTGTTCCAGATATATCGCGTAAGCGATGCTTTTCACAGTTAGGTTATCGGGTAGATATCGGAACGGAGAAAAGGGAGGAGAAGAGGGAGAATACCTAATAACTACTAGGATGCTACATCCTGATAGTTATTTCCTATAACCCTCACGAGTTGAATGAGGAGGAAATGAATAGACTGAATCACACTGGAGATAAAGAATAAAAAGAGGAGTTCTTTCTATTGGATGGACTATCTCCAGTGTGTGGTGTGTGGTGTGTAATGTGTAAAAGGTTTATACCCACTCCGAAGAGTGGGCATGGGTACTACTTAGGCTGCTTTGACGGCACGGGCTGCTTGCTTGTCTGCGGCTGCCAGTTCAGCGTCGAGCTGCTTCATCTGCTTGGCACGGTTGGCACGGGCTTCGTCACAGTAGGCACCAGCGGTTTCTTCTGCGGTGACAGCCAGATGTTCCAATGCCTTGGCGCCGTGATCCACTGCACTCATGGTGGTGGTGAGGGTGCCGAAGAATTGACGGACAAATACAGAGATAGCGGTAAACATGGTGATACTCCTTATAAGGGTGAATGAAAGACGGTCACGTTAACCATCCATCACTACCGCGACAGCGGTGCATGTAGGGGTAGGGTGGTGGAATCAGGCCAAAAGTTAAGGAGGGGGGGGGTGTTTTGTTTTTGACGTTGATGTAGGTAAGCCCTGCACTCATAGGCAAAAATGAAAATTTGCCAGAACCCTTTGCTTAATTATTGAGCACCTACTACCGTACCCATTTTATAAAAAATCCCAGAACCCTTTGCCTATTTTTTAGGCACCGTTATTTTCTTTTCTATTAAGTACTCCGGGGGTTATGAATACTAATTTGTGTACGAATTAGTATTCAACTACTATACGGACCCGATACATTAACTCTCGGGTAACCGTATATTCATGCTAACCCTCGATCAATTCAAATTGGCTTTACCCGATAAGGTAAAGAAGTCGATCAACCAGGAGTTGATTGACCAGATTAACAACACCCTCTCTGATCCAGAGATGTTTGAAAGTTATCGGGATAACCTGATCAGCTATACGAAGGTAATGGCTGATGGGAAATTCAAGGTAACCAGTTATGTGGACGCTGTTCGATATGTCAGTTTCAAACTGATGGGATGTACCAATATCGAGGCGTACACCAAGACATTCCCTGATAAATATCAGCGGTTCATTCAGCAAGGTATTCAAGCCAAGGATATTGCTTCCTACGTCACGGCTTACAACAAATCCAAGCTGGTGAATCTGATCTTCGAACAGACTCTGATTCCCAGCCATGTGCTGAACCAGGATCTATATCAACGGGCGCTGAATGTGCAGGCCGATCTGATGATCAACGCCAAGAGCGAAAAGGTGCGGTGCGATGCGGCGAACTCATTGCTCACCCAGTTGAAGGCTCCCGAGGTGAAGAAGGTCGAGCTGGATATCGGCGTCAAGGAGGATTCCTCTATCGCCGCATTGAGGGCGACCACGATGGAGCTGGCTCGTCAGCAGCGGCTGATGATGGAAAGCGGGGCGATGAATGCACAGCAAGTCGCCCATGGAAAACTGATTATTGATGTAACCCCGGAGATAGTGGAATGAAATCTTATATTGGAATCAAGATGGTCATGGGTCATCCGATGAGTCGGGGCGAATACAACCTGTACCGGGGCTGGGTAGTTCCGTCTGACGAGAATCCTGCTGATGAGGGCTTTTTGGTTGAGTACGTGGATGGAGGCAAGGCGAACCACTCTGCTCATGACGGGTATATCAGCTGGTCGCCCAAAGATGTCTTTGAGCGTGCCTATCGTCCTTCCCTTGGCTTGGACTTCGGGGTGGCGTTGCAGGCTTTGAAGGTAGGTCATCGCGTAGCCCGTGAAGGTTGGTACGGCAAGGGGATGTGGCTGACGCTATCTGGTCCGTTGGGAGGTCGGCGTATCCCGGCTGAGATGTTCTGGAGTAAGCGGAATGCTGAGTACGCTGCCCAGACGATGGATGGGCAAGCCAATGTGCTCCCCTGCATCACGATGAAGACCGCCGATGGATCTATTCAGATGGGTTGGCTGGCTTCGCAGGCTGACATGCTGGCCGAGGACTGGTTTGTGATTGAGGCTGCCCCTGATGGACTGATGAATGGCTAATCATCTCAATAGTGATGGGATGCCTTGGAAGGTTGAGGACTACCTCAACAGCACCAATTACAAGATCAAGCCAGGGTACGTTCCCAGCGATTTCGCACTGGAGTTCGTGACCTTCATCAAGCTGGTCAATGGTGCCGAGGGGGAGGAACACAAGACCCCCTTGGTCCATTACTACATGCTTGATACGCTGACCGAGGGCGGCAAGCGGATCATCAATCTCTGCCACCGAGGCATCGCCAAAACCACTGTGATGGCCGAGTACCTGTTTTTGTACATCGCCACTTATGGTGAGCTTCCTGGCTTCGGTCGGGTGGACCTGGCTTTGTATGTCTCTGACTCCATCGAAAACGGGGTCAAGAACATGCGGAAGAATCTGGAGTTCCGTTGGGAAAACTCCGACTTCCTTCGCCAGTACGTACCGGAGGTACGCTTCACCGACATCCGTTGGGAATTCAAGAACGCTGATGGCAAGGTTCTGATCATCAAGGGCTATGGTGCCAAGACGGGTGTTCGGGGTGCCAAGGAAATGGGGAAACGCCCCCAGCTGGCGGTGCTCGATGACCTGATCAGCGACGAGGATGCCCGTTCAGCTACCGTCATTGCAGCGGTGGAGGATACGGTTTACAAGGCGGTGAACTACGCCTTGCATCCGACCAAGAACATGATCATCTGGTCAGGGACACCTTTCAACGCGAAAGATCCTTTGTACAAGGCTGTTGAATCCGGAGCGTGGAGCGTCAATGTCTTCCCGGTCTGTGAGCAATTCCCTTGTACAAAGGAAGAGTTCCGGGGTAGTTGGCCAGATCGCTTCACCTATGAGTACGTCAAGGAGCAATACGACAATGCAGTGAAGCTGGGCAAGGTGGATACGTTCAATCAGGAACTGATGCTACGCATCATGTCCGACGAAGAACGGATGATCCAGGATCACGACATTGCTTGGTACAAGATTGATGCGGTCCTCCGCCACAAAGGCAGGTTCAACTTCTACATTACGACTGACTTTGCCACTTCTGAGAAGCAGAAGTCTGACTTCTCGGTGATCAGCGTCTGGGCGTACAACAATGTAGGCGATTGGTTGTGGGTGGATGGCATCTGCAAGCGACAGTTAATGGACAAGACAGTAGATGACCTGTTCAGGCTGGCTCAGATGTACCGCCCCCAACAAGTAGGCATTGAAGTCTCTGGTCAGCAGGGTGGGTTCATCCAGTGGATCATGGGCGAGATGATGAACCGCAACATCTACTTCCCCTTGGCTTCGGAAGGGAATGATGCCAAGCCGGGTATCCGCCCGAATACCAACAAGCTGGTTCGATTCAATACGGTGGTTCCCTGGTTCAAATCACGGAAGGTTTTCTTCCCGATTGAGAAGAAGTCCACCCCTGAACTGGCTGAAGCAGTTACCGAACTCAGCCTGGTTACCCCGGCAGGGTTCAAAAGTAAGCACGATGACTTCGCAGACACCATCTCCATGCTGTCTTCACTCACCCCATGGAAGCCCTCGGAAGAGGCGCCCCTGAGTGAAGTCGCTGGCAAGGATGGAATGTGGGATATCGAGTCTCCTGATGTGGTTGTTGACCGCATGGCTTCGTACATTGTTTAAGGAAACCAGATGAAACTCATTGAAGTATTTGACGCATTGGCTGCCGGGGAGCTTTCCCAGCTGGCTATCGTGGACCAAACCACCGGGGTGATTGAGGAAGCCAGTTATCCGAAGGTGATCAACCATCTCAACCTTGGTTTGACGGCCTTGTACAAGCGGTTCAACCTCAAGGAACAACGACTGACCTTCCCGATTACCCAGGATGGCAACGTGTACCGCCTGGATGTGGCCGATATTCTCAAAATCGAACGCATCGAAACGGCAGAAGGGGCGGAACTCCCCCTCAATAATGAGGCTGACCCGTACAGCTGCTTCACTCTGAGCATGACTACGGTTCGGGTGCCCCAGGCTATTGTCGATCAGGGTATGGATCTTCCGGAAAAGTACAAAACCAGTGAGTTGGTTGTGGTTTATCGGGCAAATCACCCCAAATTGGTGATGGAAAACGGGGAAATTGATCCAGAAACTACCGAAGTTGAGCTTCCGTTCAGCTACCTGGAGGCACTTCTCTATTTCGTGGCTTCCCGTTGCTACAACCCCATTGGTATTTCGTCTGAAATCAATCCTGGCATGTCCTGGTCAGCCAAATATGAAAGGGAATGTCAGCAACTGGAGGGTCAAAGTTTTGATATTGACGCTACGGCAGGCAATACCCGGCTGGAAAGGAATGGTTGGGTATAAAAGAAAGCCCCCAAACGGGGGCTTTTGTTGCTTAATCCACTGAGGAGTACGCTCCAGGTAGGTAATACCCGTTCCCGAACAGGCGAACAGCAGCGTACATTAGCCAGGCTTTCCAAACAGGCACGCCGGACACCAGGACGGCTTCCCTGAAGATCCGGTCGGCCTGTTTCCGGGGGAATGTGCCCGAGGCGTATAGCCAGTCATGCAAAGCTGCTGCTGCCTGAGCAATGTCACCCAGCATGTCGAAGATGAAAGGCACCCTGGGCACCGAAGCGAAATCCGTGACGAAGCCACAAGGTACCGTGATCACGGATTTCGTCATGTCGCTGTGGTAAAACAGGGGTGAAATCAGCGTCCATCGGTTGTCGTTTCCAGGGGTGTACCGGACTTCCAGCGTATTCATGAACTTGCTCATAGCGTTTCAGCCAGGAGGAAGAGTCCATCAATCTGATGGTCCGTCATTGTCAACATTTCCTGTACAACTTTCAGGGCAGGCCAATCCCGCCTGATAGTTTGTCCCTTGAACCAGTCAATTTGAATCGCCCGATCCGCCTGGGATACTACCTGCTCCACCATATCGAGCATCCCTGCTCGCAATAGTGCTTGTTGAGCCTGGCGCATAGTGACTTCTTGCGGGACTACTGGCGTTGGATAATCTACGACTCGGGGGGTATTTCCTGACTCTACCCAGCTAACGTAGGCAACATAGTTAGGATCGGTCACGCTTTGGCAGGGGGCCACTTCTACCCCATCATCGTCCCGCGTCACTGACCCAGATTGCAAATGAATTGTGTAGCTCATGTCACCAATCCGTTTCTGTGTAAATGCTTGAGATGTCCAGCCCGACTGCGGCAGCAGCAGTATTATTTGTACGCCAAGCCCGGTGACCTAATGCAGTAGTGTTGGCTGGAAGAGTGACCCCAGGTGTTCCAGGTCCGAGAACTCCTGTGGCAACAAAACTCGTTCCGATTCGCTCAACACAGTAATAAACCACCCCATCCTCATCCGATGGTGCCCAGAAGGACACATCGTAGAGATCGCTTGTCGTCACAGGGAAATCACTTCCAAGGTCAATCGCTGCTTGGGATGCACTCCCCCCATAAAACAGGGAGAGATTCGCATTAGAGGCGATATTCCCAATCCCTATAACGTTCGTCAGGGTACTTGGCTCAACATTCGTCATTGCTCCTGTGGCAGTGGATAATCCAACGAAAGTGCGCCCAACAGCTTGCAGTGAGGAGTCAGAAATCCCGAAGCGACAGGAATAGAAAAACCCTCCCAAGCCCTCTCCGTTACCTAATAGGAAATGTGTTGCAGCAGAGTAGTGTCCACAGGTAGCCCCCGGCGTTGTGGAAGATACATGCCCCAATCGACGCGCACGGGTAAGTGTATTGGTCGCAGACACTGTGCGGCTTGTAGCACCGGCAGTTGTGGGTACGATCATTCCATCTATAGCAGGAACACCTGTAGTACCTGATGTAGCATTCCACCGCCCAATCTTTCGACGCCACAAGGAGGGTTGAAGTACGTAATTCTTCCCTTGTGGATCAACAGCAGCAGGCATCAGGCGCGACCCCTGTTGGCCAATGCGACTGGCGATTAGTTTGATGCTGTCAGCAGGGGGTGTAACAGGGGAACCGTTTAATCCCAGGCATAAATCTCCGTTATCGATTTCGACATTAGCGGCCCCTGCAGTCGTACCTGCATTGTTGAACTGAACTTCCTTGGTATTACCAGCAGGGGCACCGCTGCCCCCCACTGCCCCATTGACGGTATCCCCGGCAGGAAGCTCTCCGAGCTGCCCGTCGATTAGGACGAGCGGGTTGCGTGCGACCATAACGACCTTCCTTATGCTAGAACGATAGGATCGCCTGATTCAAAGTTGAATGAGGTAGCCGAAGTGGCAAGGCCCACACGCTGGACGATCTTGCCAGCACCCGTGGGTGCCACATTGGTGGCCTTGCCCGGCGTGGTTGCGGAGAGGAATTGCACACCCGGCGTCAAGCCAGTTTGCTGGGTATTCGACCCTTCGAAGTAGGCATTGCCTGATGCACCATTCGACACAGCAGCCAGAACGAATCCATGTGCTTCCTTGCCCGAGGTAGATGCGTCAGCCTTTCGCATATTGGCCGTACCGGCGTTGTTCCAGATGTTGATCAGGTCGCCAGCAGCCAAGGCTTCAGAAGCCAAGATGGAAGCAGTGTCGGCACCAATGCCAGAAGGCATCATGGTCAAGTCAATTCGACCCGAACCATCGAGAGCGACGACCTTTCCGGAATCACCTGCCCCGGCAGAAGTGGTCTTGGCGTTAAGGAGGGAAGCGTCCAGAACCCCCGAGGCATTGAGTGCAGGAATCTTATTGGCATCTCCTGCACCGGCAGAGGTAGTCAACGTGGTTTCTTCAGTCAATGTCCCGGCGTTGTTCTTGAGGACTTTGGTAGTAGATGCGGTACCCATAGTGTTTCCTTAGATGAGGGTGATTGGAATCCCGATATGGATGAACATTGAAGTGGGGGTGATCGGGGTACCCACCACAATAGAAAACTTGGCACTGGGGAAAGTCGGGGGTGTCTGGGTCAAATTGCCCTCTGCACCCAGGTAGATAGGTAGGTCCGCTACCCATTGCCAGGAAGGTTCGGTGATTTCGCCATACATGGCGATGGCCACCGGAGTGTCAGTATCAGCGGCATGAGTCGTCAGGCCAACCAGTCGTGTAGCGTGGGACACCACAGCATTGGTGACGTAATTGGCTTTTCCATTACCGTCCAACAACACCACCCGATGCCCACTCAATGGAATGGCGGCCATTCGGGAAATGATCAGGCCACCAGGCTCTCCTGGCTCGCCTTTTTCACCGGGATCTCCCTTGACTCCAGGGGGTCCAGCACGCCCCCCTTCGGTAACTTTGACCGGGGATACGCTATTCCCAGGTTGAACAATCACAGGGGTAATAGGCGAAGACCCCACCACAACAGAAACATCCGGATTATTCGTGGTCGGCATAAATACTCAGTAATTAAATCAATAAAATGAATTGTACCTTGGATAGCCCTCCCATTATTTAATGGGGGATATTCCAGATGCCCAAATAAATAAACCCCCCAGCGATGGGGGGTCTTAATGGGGAGGGTTTATCGAGTGCCTGTCGAACCAAACCCCCCGGAACGATCTGTATTGCCGAGTTCCTCTTTACTTCCTACAACTTCCCAAACAATCTTGGGCACTTCCTGCAGCACGATCTGGGAAATACGCTCGCCTATCGGGAAACCCAATAGACCATACCCGGTATTCTCGACGATGATGCAAAGTTCCTTACGATAATCGCTATCGATGGTTCCTGGAGCATTCGGAATACGGAGTTTGGCCATATACAGCCCGGTATGAACCAGCTTGGTTTCTTTCGGGGCAATTACTACGTCCTCATTTGCCCGAACATCCATTCCAGAAGACCCACTGGTTTCATATTTGGGGAGGCCGAAATCATGTTTCAGATTATCCGGATAAATTTGTACAACGATATTCATATTTATTCCTTTGTTTCTCGTTAAAATGTTTGGCATTTATACACGCCAAGGTAATGTATGGAAACAATCACTGAAGAAATTTCCTCGGTAAATGTTCCGATGGAACGGTTGAATGAGTGGAAAAACCCCCCCAAATTATC